GCTGCCACCACTCTTTGATGGTTGCAGCCGATCCGATCGACGAAACGGCGTCCTTGACAGCACGAAGTGTCCCTTTCTTTCGCTTTTCACGCACAACGTTTTTCAGGACGCTGCGCTTCAAAGCAACGGGCCACGAATCGCGCCAGACGCTCGCATCCCACCCGTAGGCGACATGGTCGAGCTGCGTGCTCGTGAGTTTGTCAATCGAAACGTAGATCGACGGAAGGTCCACCGCCGCCGTCATATCGAGCAACTGCTTGTCGAGCGCCGTCGCGCTGTGCTTGACGTTGTCGTCTTGAGCAATCGAGTCCGGAAGTAAGTCGCTCAGCCTTACATCCGCGAGCCCCTTACTCATCCTTGTAGCCCTCGTAAACGATCTTCACGCCCGTGCATTGCGCGACCTGGTCGCTTTCGAGCTTCTGGAAGTCAACTGGCTTCATCGTCGGGTTATCGATGCGCGAAGCTCCCGCCTGCATGACGTACTGAATGAGCCTTGCGGGAAGAATGTCGCGACCGATTTTTCCTTGCTGCCACACGCGGTATTTTTCGACCGCCTTTTCGACATCAGATTTGATCTGCTCGGCGCGCGAACTGTCCTCGCGACTGATCCAGTAGTGAATCTCAAGCTCGTAATTAACGGCCTTCGGCGCCAGCACCTGAACGAAGTCCGTGAGAGGCCGACGCGTTTCATCACTCAAGTACGCATCGATCTGCTCAAGCGTTTCTTTGGAAGGCAATTCACCGCCCGCGAGTAGAACGTAAACATCGACTTCGCCCGGCGTCGGGGAGGTAACGGAAACGTCAAGCACGGAGCTCGACACGCTCTTCGCATGGTAGATGTACGCCTTCTCGGGTCCCGCAACAGAGAAACCGTTCGGTGCGAGTCGAATGCGTTCTGCAAGGGACTCGTCGCTTTCGGCTTCCGATCCGCCCGTCGAAATCGTTGTGTTTTCAGCCTTTGCAACGAACGTCATCGGCTTGACGATGGTGTTGACCTGCCCTGCGAGGTAGTCGTTGCCGACCGTCCCTGCAACGGTACAGGATGCTGTAACGCTCCCTTCGAGCGTCCCTTTCTCAATATTGAGCTCATGATCCGTCGCGAAGGTCACGACCCCGTTCGTCACCTCTGTGCCCGCAGGGATCGTGTAGACCGTCGCAAGCGCCTGAGAAAGCGTGAATTTGATCGTCGTGACGGCCTTGCTTTCGGCAAGACGCGTAACGCTCAAAAGCGTGCCGAGCGCATCGAGATAGCCGTCCTGCGCGTACGAGAGCAGGTTCTGCTGTCCCGCCATATTTACAGCTGTTCGCTGTTGAATGATGACGGCAGCGAGACTTAAAAGGTAGAGTCGAACCGGGTCACCGGCAGCGAGGGTTCGCCCGCTTGCCTCCTCATACCCAGTAATGATCTCGGACTTGATGGTCTCGGCGTCCGTCTCCAAAAACTCAACCGCCGGCAAGTGCCAGCGTGGAATAGTTTCTGCCATGTCTTATTCCTCCTCTCCGATTTGAACGACAACGCGCGGCTTCAAAATGCCGTCCATCGCGCTCGCCGTATCCTCGTCAAAGTCGACAGAAACGACCGTTGCCCTTGGCTCGTACTCTTCAATCGCGTCGATCACTTCAGACCGCATCAGCATTTTTGCAACTGGCACCGGCTTGTCGATATGCGCCCACGTCAGACCGAAGTCACGGTCCAAAGGAACGGAGCCTTTGCGCGTGCTTAGGATCGTCCGCACGTTCTGCAGAATCTCTCGCACCTCGTCAGACGGCGCGAAGTCGACTTGACTTGATAGCGTCACTGTGTACTGAGCCATTACGCCGCCTCCTTCAGTGTGATGCCGACCTCTGCAGACACGCAGATGCCGAAGTTGTTGTGGTATTTGCGCCCTTCACTGATAGACTCGATGACGAACTTTCCAAGGTAATCCGGCCCGATGAGCAGGCGTTCTGGCTGCTTCTTTTCGAGCATTTTCTTGAGCATGATGAGTGCCACCAGAGGCGGCGTTCCAAGCGATGAGTTCAGCTGAATGTTGAAGCTGACCTCCGTTAGCCCCGGACCGATGTACTCGAGCTTCGGCTTCTTACCGATAATCTCGTGCGTCGCCCATCTGGCGCTGCGCGAGACAGACAGGTCCTTGAAGGTGTAAACGATGGCGCTGCTACTGACGAACGGGACCTTTCCAAAAAGTCCAGTTAAACTGAATCCGAGTCCCATTTCATCGCCTCCTTACTTCAACGGCGAACTGGTCGGAGCGCCGTCTCCTTGTTCTTGGTGTTTGTGATTCATCAGACTGATGCCGCCTGCGACAACATCGCTCGACGCATCGATCTGACCTTGCAAGCTCATGTTCCCGGTAACGGTCACAGCAGAACCGCCGCCACCGCTGACAGCAAGACCACCCTTCCCGGTGATAAGGCCCGTTACATTCAGCACACCAGTAACGTCCGTTTTCGGCGTGTCAAGCGTTACGCTCGACGACGCATTGACCGTCGCCGTTGTGCAGTTGATCGTGACGGCATTCGGGACCGTAATGGAGCCGTCCTGACGGTTGAACACGATCTCCGTGCCTTCGATCGTCACGGTGAGCTTGTGCTCCTGGCGGTCGTAGCAGACGCGCGTATCGTCATCGAAGACCACCGTGCGTCGGTTCTCCGTCGATTCCGGAGGCGTTACTTCGCCCGCGTAAATCGAGCCGATGATGACGCCGTCTTCCTGCCCTTCACCAAAGAAGAGGACGATTGCGTCCTCCCCAATGTCAGGCATCGCGAAGTCGTGATTCTTGAGCGTGTTGCGCTGCAGAACGGGGAGGTCATACGAAACGATGCTGTCCTCGTCGTCGAAAACGACGCGAGCAGTGCATTTCGCAGGATCGATGCTCGATACCTCACCGATCTTGATGAGGCTCGGCACATCAGGAACTTTCCAAAGTGCGTTCATGCCGCACCTCCTCAATAGTTGTTGTTGACGCGTCGAACCGAAAGGCTCGTCACGTAGCCGCTCGTGCTGACGCTGTGCGAAGCGCTCTCGATGATGAACGCCCCATCGAACGACCCGAAGCCCTTCAAATTGATGACGACACCCGCCACAAGAGACGTGTCGCCGACAAGAGAAAGACTGCCGGTCATCTTCCGAAGGTTGAGCTTTCGCAGCGTTGCTTTGGCGATCCGCTTAGCTTCTGAAATCGACGTCGCACGCTTCTTGACCTGATACTCCTGACCGTTGTCATCGGCGTTCGGATCGACGTAGGTGTACGTCATGACGGCTGGGTTTTTCTTCTCTGGAACGGCGTCGATGTCGTACTCGTTCGACGTGTAGCCGCCCGCAGAAGACTTTTTCTTCTCTTTCGGGTTTCGGTACGAAATCGTGCAGGACTTGTACGTCTCGGACTGCTGCGACTCGAAGTCCCACGAAAGGATGTCCGAAACGCCCAGCGTGAGCGTTTTTACGGGCTTCTTCTTTTCATAGAATGCCTGGTCGAAAATCACAATCTGAGAGTCCGTCACCTTGATCGAAAGCCCGGCGTCTTCACATAGGCGCGAGAGAAACTTCAGATTGCTTTCGGCCTTCTGGTCTTGGCGGTCGTAGCTCGGGTTCTCCTTCGAATCAAAGAGGAGCTTGACTTTCGCAGACGCCGCGATCTCCTGAGCGATGCCCTTGAGCGTCTTTTTCTCCCAGGCCTTCGTGATCATCTTGCGACGGATCGGCGTGTTCATCGGGATCGACACAGCCCGCATCTCGAAGACACGAGGCGAGCCACTGGTGCGGAGCGAATCGACGAAGAATTTCCCGCAGAAAAGTTCGCGCCCTTTCTTCCCGTCCACTGTCCCTGAAGCAATGTAAGCGCGGACGACTTCGCCGCCGTCCGGCTTCCACTTGCTCGCCCACTTCCCTGTCGGGTCCTTCAAAGTAATGCTGATTTCGTCCGCCTCATTCGTTTCCTTGTCGTCGTATGAAAAGGAAAGGAGATCAGGCAGAATGTCCTGCGTCACCGAAGTGCCGGCTTCGGTGAAGAGGAGCCTCAAATAGGTCTGGATAGGTCCACTCATCGCGTTCCCTCCGTACGCTTCCAGGGCGGTAGATTCTCAGCAAACTCTGCCGATTCCGTGTCAATGTCCGGCACATTGAGCACAACGCCCGCACTGAAGAAAACCGTCTTCCGGTGCTGTAAATTCGCGCGGATCAGTTGGTCCATCAACGCCTCGGAGCCATAGACTCGCTTAGCGATGATGTCCCACGTATCCTGCGCGACGGTCGTGTACTGCTTCACAATGCAGCCTCCTTTACGCAAAAGATAGTCGCTGCTGATCCGCCAACAGACGGCGCAGGTCCTTTTCAAGCTGTCGGCGACCTTCATCAAGGCCGCGCTTCACGCCTTCGTAGGCATCACCAGAGCCGCCTGAAACGTTGATGACAGGAGCGAAATTGACGGTGATGCCGCCGCCCATGCCGACCCCAGAGCCCAGCATTGACGAGAGCTTCGAGAGCGGAATAACCGCCTCTGGCTCTCCGCCTTCGCCGATGGTTGCAAGCGTGGAGCTCGTAGCGATGCCGCCTTCAGCAAGTTGCGGAATCTTCGGCAGGTTGACGCCGAAGGTCTGACCTCCGAACTTCGGGACCCACTCCGGAATATCAACCGAAATGCCGTTGATCGCGCCGATTGCCCCGTTCACCAGATTGATGACGCCGTTGATCGGAGCTTTTGCAATACCCTCAAGCGCCTGAAAAGCATTCGAGAAAATACCCTTAACGTTCTCCCAGGCCGCAGACCACTGTCCGGTAAAGACGTTTTTCACGAAGCCGATCAGGTTCGAGAAGACGCCCCAGACGTTTTTGGCGACACCAGCGACAATCGCAAAGTTTGCCTTCACGACCGAAGCGATATTCGGGAAGTTCGAGGAGAACGAATTCCACAGCTCGACAGCCTTCGCCTTGATCGTGTCCCAGTTTTTGTAGACCGCAAGCCCTGCGCCAACGAGCAACGTGAAAGCCGTAATGACGACGCCTACCGGATTCGCTCTCATGGCTCCGGTCAGCAGGAGCATCGCTGTCCGCATCAGCTTCGCCGTTGCCGTCGCAGCCGTCACAGCAATTTTCCAAGCCCCCATCGCAAAGGCCTGAGCCTTTGACGCGACCGTCGCAAGAACGGTGCTGTTCCTCATCAGCGTGATTGCCTTCTGGATGTTCAGGAAACCCTTGTACATCGAGATGACCGGGCTCGCCAAAAGCGCGAAGCCAAGGCGTAACGCATGAAAGGCGGCCACAGAACCGAGAATCGCGCCGCCGACCTTCATGGCCGTCAGAATCAACGACTGGTTCTCACTCACCCACTTGATGACGCCCTCGCTACTTTTCACGAAGGCTTCTGCCGACTTTCGGACAGCCGGAAGAAGAGCGGTCCCGATTCCGCCGGCGACTAGCTTGACCGCGTTACCTGCAATCTGCAGAGAATTCGACGTCGTATCGGCACGAGACTGAAACTCTTTCAGCATGGACCCGGCATACTGCGCTGGGTCAGAAATCATCGCAAAGTTGCCCGCCAGAAGGTCGCCCTGCTTAGCAAGCGTTGCAACCGCAGACTTCACGCCCGCCTCGTTACCGAAGAGAGCACCGATGATCGAAGACTTCTGGTCTTCACGCAGACCGTTGATGCGCTTGAAAACGTCCTGAATCGCCTTTTGAGCATTTTCAGAGCTCGACGTCATCATGTGAGCCATCTTACCCGCGTCGATACCGAGCGCTTCCATCGCCTTCTTCTGACCCTTCGTAGCGCCTTCACCAGACGACAGCGCGTTGATGAAGGACATCATCGAGGTCGAAGCGACTTCGGACGAAACGGACGCAGATCGGAACGAGCCGGCAAGAGCAGCAATCTGCTTCTCATTCATCGCGGTCAAGCCCTTCAGGGCACCACCGGATCGAGCAAGCACCTCGACGACGTCCTTCGCGGAAGCTGACGTGGTATTGCCGATCTGGTTGACAATGTCGAACATTGCCTTGCTCTGCTCGATGTTGATGCCCATCTTGGACTGAATGTCCGCGTATGCAGCACCGACCTCATCACCAGTCATATCGAAGGCGATTGCCATCTGGTTCTGAATTTCAACGAGCTTCAGGGCTTCGTCCGCCGTCTTTGCGATGCCGGACTGGAACGCGTTCGCGGCCATTGCCGTCATGTCTTCCGTGCTCTTCGCGTACTGGAGCGAGAGCTTCTGGATGCCATCAAAGACTTGCTTGTAGTCGTCCGAGAACTTGCGAAGTTCAGCCTGTTGGTCTTCAAAGCTCATCGCCTGCTTGACCGGAGCACCAGCTGTTGCGGCAACCGTAGCGCCAATGCCCATTAGAGCGCCCGCGCTCGAAGACCGCATTTCTCTGGCCTTATCCTGAACGCCCTGAGCTTTGCTCAAACGCTCGTTGATCTTCGCGAGCTTCTGCTGTGCCGCACGAGCCCTGTCGGCTGACTGCGCGAGTGCATTTTGTCGGTCGATAAGTGTCCTCAGGTGCGTGCCGGTTGTTCCCATCTGACCGTCAAGTTCGCGCAGAGCGGATCGATTCCGCTCAAGAGCCGCCTTCGACTTTTCAAGGGCGGCTTTAGCCTTGTTGAATTCGGAGACCATCTGGGCGGACGGCTCCCTGGTCGCGCTCATTGCTCTCCCGAGTGCTGCGACCTTTTCTTTCGCACGGATGTACTCTCGTGAGCTTTCGCCAACAGCCTTGCGTGCCTTTACGAGACCGTCCATCTTTGCGGCTTTCGCGTTCAGCATAGCGAGTGAATCACCCATGCGGGCGACGGTCTCTTGCCCTTTCTTGAATGTGCTCGCGAAGTCTCCGGAAAGCTTCCCCGCGATCTTGAAGGCGATGTCGTAAACCTTCGACATGAGGTCACCTCCTTACGAAAAAAGGCGGTTTCCCGCCTTATTTTTTCTTCGCCGCCCGAGCTTCCGCTTCGAGCTGCTTTGTGATCGTCCTGTTCCATGATGCGAGCTCAATCAATGGCTCTTGCATCCACTCAAGCGCACCGCCTTTCATGACGCGTGCGATGGATACCGCCGCCGACTTGACCTCGTCGTCAGGATCAGACCGTTCTGCAAAGCCGATCACCCCAACAAAAAATTGCTGACCTCCTGCCCGATTGCGCAGTAGTCCTTGGCGGGAAGGTTTTCCATGAACTCAATCGGAAGCTTCGCGGCCTTCGCAGCAAGGTACACGCAGAAGTCAGTGTCCACGGCAACCAACGGAGAAATATTCCCCGCACGCGCCCATTCGCGCTTCACCGCAGACACATCTTTGCCAGTAAGGACATCAAGGTTCAGTTCAATCTCCGTGTACTTCTGGCCTTCAAACTCATACTCCTTAGAGAGGATGTACTTCATGTTTTTCACTCCTTTGTTTTGGGTTTGCCGGGGCACGACTCATGCCGCCCCCGGCGTAGTGCTTTACGCCAAGCCCAGGTCCTTTCGAACACTTGCAAGCTTGTCTTCGCCGTCGAACTTTGCGATGAAGTTGTACTTGTCGATTTCGATGAGTTCCTTGCCATTCACAAGGACCTTCATGTAAATCACCTCGAACTCGGTTTCGCTGTCCGTCGTAGAACCGACCTCAAACGAACCGAGCGAGACGCTCTTCGGCGTTGCACGCAGAGACACACGAACGGGCACAGACGAATATTCGCCAAGTGCAGCGTCGTAAACCTGCTGCGATCCGCGCAAGTCAAGCGCATGCGCCTTTTGATTCGCAAGCTTTGCAAGTTCGGGCGTGATGGTGCGCCAAGTGAAGGTCGCAGTCATCGAACCGAAGTGGCCGAGAATCGGGCTCTCAACTTCGCCAGCAATGCCTGCTCCGCTGACCGTGTCACTCATCGCCTCAATGGACGGCAAGTCCACATTCGCGACGCCGAGCAAGTCGTTTCCGTCGTTGTAAACGCGGAAGTTAATCAGGCGCTCGGGCACCTTGTTTCCAGTTGCCATAATTCAAGCCTCCTTTTATTCAAACAGCGTAGAGAGATAGCTCGCGTCGTACTCAAGAATGAAATCGATCTCGCGATTTGGCGACGGCGGCGTGATGTACACGTGAAAACGTGCAATGCCGTCCATCAAATCAGTCGTCGGGTTTTCGCTCTCAAGGAACTCCACGCGACCGCCGAGAATGTACTGGCGAGCCGCAAGCCCGTTGAGCCAAATGTTCGCGCTGTCAACGATCGTGTCAACCTGACGACGATTCAGCGGCGCATCAACGCGCTGCCAGAAGGTCTGAACAAGTGTGTTCCCGACCCAGTTGAACATGCGCCGAACCGGAATGAAGGAGTCCTTCACGTCCGTGTTGCCCGGATAGCAAGCCATGCGGTTTCCCCAACAGACCCAGCCGCCGATAAAGTTGAGCGCCGTCACGACCCCCTGGCCGTTCAGATACTTGCCGTTCTCTGGACCGAGCCACACTTCCTTACCGTTCGCGAGGACCGTAGCCGTCATCTGAAAGTTCTTGTTCGACGGGCTGACATACGGCGTGCCGTCGTTGTCCCCGTCAACCTTCCCAATAAGCCCCATCAGCTGCGTGCTCATGTGGTACACCGTGCCGGAAAGAGCAAGCATCGGCCAACAAGAGACCTGAGCCTCGTCGACAATGTTATTGTTGTTCTTCCATTCAGCGACCTTCGAGTAGGAATCGACGGCGTCCGTCGGAACGTCGATAAGGGCAATCGCACGGAAGTGTTCGTTGATATTGACAGCCTTGGCCGCCATCACAGCTGCCACTTCAGGATCGCTCGAATACTTCGGAGCAACGATCTGACCAGGGACAAGGCGGAAGCGCGGGAAGCACTCGCCAACAAGTTCAAGGCCGCTCTTTGCACCGTCGACGGAAACGCCGCCGATGATTTCAGACTTCGTAACAGCAGACGGATCGAGCTTCTCGGCCGCCAAAGTCAGCGACGCGCCAACCGGCACCTTGAAGTTGTCCTCGTCCTTCTTCGAAGTGATGACCAGATGCCCCGCATCATTGAAGGTCGCGACGAAATCCGTACCTTCCTGATAGGTCGTCACGTCCTGAGAAAGCTTGAGAGTCGACAGGATGATGCCGGTCTCAGCAATCGTTGCAGAGCCGGTCTTCGAGTCAAGCGTCACCGTCTTTGCCGTCGCCGTCTTCTTGTGCTTCGTAGGATCAAGCACGTTGACAACGATGATCGGCGCGACGCCAAAGAGAGCGAACTGCGAATAAATCGCCTCACTCAATGTGAAATCGTACTTTTTCAGGCCGCTCGCACTGTCCTCTACCGGCGGCACGTAGCCAAAGGCTGCGACAGCCTCATCATACGAGTAGCAGAGCGTCGGGCGGTTGACGTTGGTCGGATCGGTCATATTGACCGGAGCCGTCCCGACGATGAAAGGAATGGCCGCCTCTACCTGCACCGGCGGCAGGATAGAAGTCGGCACTTCGGAGATTTTTACCCCGTGGTTGTATGCCATTTGATGACCTCCTTAGAGTTCATTTTTGAGTTGACGCACATAGGCGTGCAGGATGTCGCCCTTCACACCGATGCGCTTTCGCGCTGTCGCCAGTTCAGACACCGGGACAAAGAGACCGCGCAGGGCCTCACTCTTTTCGCGCATCGATACGACGTGCGGAGGAAACTCCCCTGCACGGAACACCGCATTGCGCATCAGTGCACCACCTCCAAGGGTCGGCCCGATATAAACGACAGCCTTTCCCTCGGTGGTTTGCGCTTTTTTAGTTGTGGGTTTCTTCATAGTCATCAGAAGTCCTCCTCCTTATCAATTGGCTGCGGCGTGCGGATGTCCCACGTCGTCTGCATGTCGAGCTGCCAATACGGGTAGGGCTGCTCTGCGTAGGTGCTCCACTTGATCGGATGCTTCAGCCGATACCGATTAGCAAGAACCATTCCTGGCAAGGAGCAAAGCGCAGTGCGAATGCGGGACATGACGTTCAGGCAGTACTCGTGCCCGTCGTATTCTTCCGAATAGGTCCCGACGATGATCGAAACCCGCACCTCGGTTGAGTCTTGCTCTGTCGCGCCTTCGTCGGCCCTGACAAGAACGAAAGGAAAGTCGTCGTCCTGACCAGATCGTTTGGGCGGTAGATACCCATTTACGACTTTCGGAGCGCGAAGCTCGCCCTCTGCAAAACCGCGCTCAGGCTTCGTTGGAAGCGCGAAGTTCTTCACGGCCTCGGAAACTAGTTCTCGAATCGCGCGTGTAAGTTCGTTTTCGACCATGCGAATCACCCCTTGCGTTTTTTGTATTTACCGGTGTTTCCGCCACCCAGGAGATAGCCGGTCTCGTGATCCAGTCGGTTAAAGAAGGTCTCCTGCATCGTCTTTTCGACGTTGTCAACGACCTCGTTGTTCTCAGACAGAACTGGAATTGCAGGACCATAGACCTCTTGCACAGGAAGCGACCTCGTATCCAAACGCTGAAGAATCCTTCCGCGATAGACGAACGCTTTCCCCAACGGCTTCAAGCCTCCCCTTGCCTTGACGGCGACACGAACAGGCTTTCTTTTATTGCCAGTCGTGTCGGTTTTTGGCCTGGTCTTGTAATTCACCAACGGGAGACGAGGTCCCTTACTTGTAACCAACGCTTCAAGACTTGAGCGCGTTGCCTTCTCGATTGAGAAGTTGCGACGCACCGTAGAAGCCTTGATCGTGTACTCCTGTCGGATCGTAGAGACAGCAGCAGAGCGTCCGGAAGTTGCTGCACGATTCAGCGCACGGCTGACAGCGACCTCATAGCCTTTCGGAATCTCAGAGAGCAACTTTGCAGCCTTCTCAAGAGCTTTCTTGTTCCGCGCCTGCCCGTCGGAAACGATGACCTCTAGCGCTTTTTCGCTCATTGCTCATTCGCCTCCGTCACAATGACGAGCACGCCGCCCTCATTGCTGACAGACTTGACAAGATGAAGCGCGCCGTCGATGTTGAGAAGCTCGCCCTCGACCGGCGTTTCAATCACGCCGACTTCGACGTATATCGTCAGTTGGTTGACAAAAACGCCAAGGTATGAATCGTCGCCGTTCGCCTGCGTGATGATCTTGTCGAGAATGCACGGCACAACCTCATGGCCGATTTCGTGCTCCTCGGCAAACTCGTCGAGGTTGATGAAGACGTTCTGCACGTCAGCAGCAACGAAATCCTTGAAGGCACTCATCCCGCCACCTTCTTCGTCGTGCGACGCTTGACAGGTTGCTTGACTTCAACTTCTGGCTCATCTTCTGCTTCGGGAATCGGAGCAAAAGCAGCTTCCGGCGTCGGCAATGGAGCTTCTTCGACAGGGTCGTCCTCGACCTCATTCACGCCGACAAGCGCCAGATTTTCCTTGAGAAGCTGAAGGCCGACCGTATCGTCAACCTCGATCTCCTCACCTGCCGTGTAGCGTTTGCCGGAAATGAGAAGGTTTTCTAAAAGAACAACTTTCATTTCTGTCCCTCCTACGAAAAAGGGCAGGTCGTATTGCCTGCCCTAATTCGGTTTTTGTCGCTCTTAAGCGAGAGCTTCGATGACGTGGAAGCCGTGAATCTGCTGAATGATCGGCAGCGGACGGCTCTTGATCTGCACAATACGACCAGACGGGTTGGCGCGCTGAACCCAAGAATCAGGGACACGAGCGCCTTCGTAGAACTTGACCGCATCATCACCGGTCAAGGAAACCAGGCCGTAAGCAAGCATCGTCTTCGCGTTCGGGCTTGCGAGCATGCAGAGTTTTTCGGGAACCATCGGCTGTTCCTTGCCGGCGTCATCCGTGTACCACTCGTCATAAGAGTAGATATCAAGACCGGAGTCCTTGAGATAGCCCCAGTACGTCACGCCATTCGGCAAGTGCTGCGGATCAATCGCGCCCATGTCGACGCGACGCGTATCGAGCTGATTGGCAGTCGTGAGCTTATCGAGGATCGTATCAAGCACCTTCGAGCCGCAGATCAGCTCGTGCGGCGTAAAGCCGCCGGACTGAATCATCGTGCGACGAAGCGTACGAAGATCGCCCATGATCTGGGCGGCGTCAGCAGCGTCCCACTTCGTGCCCAAAGTAGTCTTCGGCTGCTCCTTCGTCTCCAGGTGAGCCCAGTAGTTCAGAACTTCATCGTAGCCTTCGCCCTTGACCGTCACCTTGCCCTGGAAAAGAGCCTCGGCGCACATGACCTCTTCACGACGCGTGATGATGTCGTCGAGGTCGGACAAGTCCTTGCCGAGGATTTCGGCAGCACGCTGCGTCGGGCTCTTTGCTGAGTAGATCGTTTCGCCAGGCAGGCGCTTCAGCATGTCTTCTGCCGTCGTCACGCGCATCGGAGAAACTTCCGGCGCTTCGTAACTTTCCGTGCGGAAGCCTTCGCGCGTCAGCACGACACCGCCAACCTTCGGGTTGACGAAAGGCGCAATCTTGCGACCGCCGCGACCGATGATGTCGAAGTCGATCTTCTGAGTATGGAAGGTCGGGCGATTCGTGAAGTAGCGATCGCGCAACCAAGTGGAGTTGCTCTTTTGGCCTTCTTCGACCATCGCGAGCATCGTGCGAGTAGTAAACATATCAATTGCCATTGTTGTAGTCCCTCCTGAGATTTAGATGCTCGGCTTGAAGAAGATGCTGACCTGACGAGCAGACGGCTTGAAGTCCGCAACGGCAGCGCTGTTCTCAGCGTTAAAAGAAAGAGCATCTTCGTTGAATTCGCCGGTGAGATACACGGCAGCGACCTTGTCGCCGGAAGCCGTATCCACGTCCTCGGCAAGGACTGCATACACTGCAGAAATCGTCGTCTTCCCTGAGTCAACCTTGCAGAGCGTGCCGTCCTTATCAAGCAGAGCGCCGCGCTTGAGCACGCCCTGGCTAGTCTTGACCATCATGCTGTCAGCAACAACCGGCATGATCTGCGACGCAGCGAAAAGATTGTCGACAGTCGTCGTATGAGTTTCTTGCATTGCCATTTCTTCTTCCTCCTTTACTTGCGAGCGAAGGCGCGCGCACCTACTTCAATGGCCGCCTTCATTTCGGCGTCCAGCTTTGCCTTCGCTTCTGCCTTCGGATCAAGGCCTTCATTGCCTTCCGATTCGATACCCTCAAGAGCCTTCGCGTCGCTCTTGCGATCCTTGAGCATCTGTGCGCCGCGAGCCTTGTCGGCCTTCAGGATCTGAACTGCAAGCGCTTCTGCGGTCGTCTTGCCGTCAAACTTCGCTGCGTTCACAAGGTCTTCATGACCTGCGACAGCGATGTCTTCGATCGCCTGGATGCGTGCGCGTTCATTCGTAGCGCCTTCGGCAATAGCTTCTTCGCGGATCGCCTGCACCAAGTCAGGATGTTCCGCTTTCAACGTTTCCAGATTCATCTTGTGAACCTCCTTTTGAACTGCGGATGCCTTGGGCTGTTCCGCGTGAATGAAGCCCTTCGGCGCATTCGCAAAGAAACGCGAATCTACCTTCAGGCCGTTTAACATGACGAAACCGCCAGAAGCCGTGTTCTTGACCTCCGTCGTTTCATCAATCTCATCAGCCAGACCGAACTCCACAGCCTCTTCTGCTGTGAAATAGGACTCGGCGTTGACCTTTTCCTTGATCTCGGCAACCGTGCGACCGGTCTTTTCGACATAGATGTCAATGAGGTTGTCCTCAAGCTTCTCCATGTCGTCCGCCGCCTTTCTCATGTCGTCCGTGTTCCCCCAGACGCCAGAGCTGACCTTGTGGATCATCATCATTGAGCCCCTCGGCATGACGACTTTCGCGCCAGGCACGCTCGTGATGATCGTCGCAGCACTCATGGCAGCGCCGTCAATTCGGAAGGTAATCTGTCCCTTATGCGCCTTTAGAAGCGAATAAATGGACAAGCCCGTATAGACGGCCCCGCCGAACGAATTGATCGAAATATCAAGAGGGCTATCGGACGGGATTTTTCGGAAGTCCGCGAGGAATTCAGCCTCGTTGAAGCCCTTCCCCCACGGATCGTCCTTCGACCCGCCGACATAGCCGAAAAGATCGAGCTGCGCCCGTTTCCCCTCGGCCTTGACGTTCCAAAACTTATTCTTCATCTGTTTCCTCCTTCTCCGGTTCCGTCATCGGTTGAGCCGGAGCTGTCGCACTCAGACCGTCTTCCCTGCGCATTGCCTCCTCGCGCTTTCGCACCGCGTGAACCTGGTCATACTTCATGCCGGTGAGCTCAGCCGCCTCGCGTTCTCGAGTGCTGAAGCCTTCATCGACACGGACCTTCGCCGCGTTGGCTTCCTTCAGCGGATCAAGCTGTCCCTGCGCATCGCCGAACCATTCGGCCCCGCACCAAGCTGCACGGATTGCCGGATCATCGAAGAAGCCGGGTGCTTGCACACGACCTTTCAGAACAGCCTCGGTCAGCCACTCCTCGTAGATCGGCTGACAGAAGTTCCCCACGAGCCATTCGCGGCGCATGCGGAACATCTTCCAAGCCTCCAAAAGCGAAGCCCTCGACGCGCTGTAGGACGCTGTGAAGTTCTTCACGAGAAGCTCGTAAGGGATCTCCAGCGCCGCACCGATCTGGCGACAAATAGCGATCACGAAAGGATCGAAGTTCGGATTCGGTCGACTCGGGTCCGCGATCTGGACCTCTTCACCTTCGTCAAGGGCGACGATCGACCCGTTACCCATTTCATAGGCGTTCGGGTCCTTGTCGACTTGCATCGCGGGATTGAAAGCCTGTCCGAGTGGAGAATCGGGAGTGTTGCTCTTGACGAAGACCGTGAACATTCCGGACACGACCGCCGCCATCAGCTCGGCTTCCGAATACCTTGAAAGTTGCTTCAAGGCCTCGATGACCGGAGCAAGCATCGGCACGCCTCGGCGCTGCGCAGGACGTTCAACGTCTGCCATGATGTGCAAAACGTTTCTACGCCCCGTCGTTGTGCCGAAAGCCAGCACGCGCTTCCATTCCTGTTGCAGGTCCTGACCAATGCGAGGGATCGCGCCCGGATGATGTTTCGCCACCCAGTAGGCAACGGTCTCGCCGTATGTCCCGACCTCGATGCCGCCGAGGACATTAGCTGTCGTCGGAGGGTTCAGCGGATCGCACACGCGGTCGGCTTCGATGAGGCCGATTCGCAAGTCGTAGGCGCAGCCCTTGCGCGGGATGATCGGCATCGTCACAAAGACGTCGCCACTCATCAACGCAGAAAGGAGCACCAAAGACTGAAGCTGAAAGAACGTCTGCCGGCGCTCGGCGTCGCAGTTCACGCTTTCAGACCACAGACGCCATTCGCGTTCGGTGTTCTCTTCCCATTCCTTCGCTTGCTCCTCTGTGAGACCGAGGAACTTCGCGTCGACCTGTGCATTCAGCGCAAGACCGGAACCGACAACGTTCGTTCGTACCGTCTTCAGAGCGCCGGTCGCAAGAGGCGACCCCATGTAGAGATCGCGCGAGCGATTGCGAAGCGTTTCCAAGTTGTCAACGATGTCCGCATCCGCATCGCTTCCGCCGGACAGCCATCCGATCAAGGACTTCTTTGCGTATGAGCCACCGTGCCGTGAATAGCCCGAGTTCAGAATTTCGAGCTTTCTTCGTGCCTCGAGGCGCTTCAACGCACGCTCAGGACTGATCGCCCTGATTGCTTTGTCAAGCAGATTCATTTGCAAGCCTCCTTACAGGTCGCGAGGGACTGCGCGCATCACGCGCGCCCCCTTACGTCCGTTTTCGAGCTTGTCGATTTCGTTGCGCCAGTACTTGATGCGAGCCGCAATATCTGAAAGCGAAGCTCTCGTTAAGCTACGCGTTCCGATTTTGTAAGACTGGCCAGAGGCAACCGCGCGTTCGGCATCGAGCCACATCTTCAGATTCGCGCGGGCCTCGTCTATGGTGATCCAAGACATGTCAATGCCTCCTTATTGTTTGATGTACTCCAAGAGGACGGAAGCTTGACAACTGTTGTCATCAGCTCCAGTCAATTCCTTGAGTCTTTCGAGTTCATCTCGCGTCTCGCAGGTAACCTTGAAGACAAGTTGACTCTGAGGACTCTCGTCGTCGACCGTCTCATCGTTTTCGATTTGGGCCGGGATTTCCGCCAGAAGAAGTGCATCGAGCTCTTCCTCAGAAAAGCCCATGACATCAAGATTGAAATCAACGTCCTGAAGTTCACCGAGCTCGATGCGAAGAAGCTCTTCGTCCCACCCGGCGTTGAGTGCCAACTGATTGTCGGCAATGCGCAGTGCTTTCTTCTGCGCGTCGGTGAGCCCCTTCAGGCGGATCGCCGGCACTTCCTTCATGCAGATCGACTTCGCGGCCAATGTTCGACCGTGGCCTGCAATGAGCTCATTGTGTTCATCAATCAAGACAGGGTTTGTAAAACCGAACTCCTTGATCGATTCCGCGACTTGCTTTATTTGCTCGTCGCTGTGCGTTCGGGCGTTTCGCTCGTACGCTTTCAGATCGTCAACGTTGATGTATTCGATCTGCGTTTTCTGTTGTGCCACTAGGCTTCAACTCCTTTACAAGGTGATCCCCTTTGAAAGGGTTCCGCGCGACCTACGCGGAGCGGTCTGCTGCTTGAGTGCTCCCCCATTCGCATAAAACTCCTGCAAAAAATCGAAATTAGGCGAGAGAAGCTCCAGTGCAGCAGTCGCATAGACCGCGCAGTCAAGAGCCTCGTTTCGTTCGCGGATTTTCTTCCACGCCATTTTCGAGACACCTTTCTCGAAGTGTTTTTCAAGCACCTCAGCGGTCAGTTGCTTGAAGAAGTTTTCAGAGAAGCCCCTGTCCTCCTGCGACGCATAGTGCGCGAAGTTCGGACCAGGGTCCTGCACGGAAAGCCTGTTCATGACGAGCGACTTTCCACTGTCAACACCGAGCGTGAAGAGCGTTGCCTTCATCGCGTTGCTCTTCGTCGGCGTATTGATGAACGGGACACCGATGCCGCCGCGCCCCTTTACAGAGAAGACGCGCATTCGTTCGCGGGCTTTCGTGTACTGGTAGACATTCGTCGTATATGTACCGTCACCCGAGTCGACGCAGGCACAAGCGACCGCAATGTGGACGCCGTTCAGCATCGAATGCTGGCGCTGCAGGACCGCGTCAAGTTGCTGCCATGTTCTCGCATCGTCCGGGCGGCCATAGAGCACTCGGTGCTCAATGCCCCAACACTCTCGGCCGACACCCCACCCGTAGACCGTGCATTCCAGTCGGTCGTGCTGAACGTCGATACCGGCGGTCAGTAGCAAGACGCCGTCTGGGAGAACGCCGTTTGCCGGATAGCTTTCGCGTCGGTTGAACAGTTGCTCCCAGTTGTCGGCGTCAGGGTTGATTTCCTCCCAGGCCTCGCCGAGCTTCAAATTCACGAACTCCATGAGGCCGTGTTTGTCGCGGTTGTGGTTCACCGAAACGAACTCCTCCACCAGATCGTGCAAATTGACCCAAGGCGAATAGAGCGCGTTGACGTGATAGCCCTTGATCTTGCTTCCGGGGTTCGTTGCAATCCAACGACCGCTCTGCAGTAGCTTCGGGTCGGGCTTGTAAGCGCCTCTCGTGATGCAACCGCACTCTGGACAATGCATGCTTGCTGTCATCGGCAGCGCATTCCCTTCGTCGTCTTTCTGCCAGGTCACGTTTGCCCATTGCAGAATGTGTTCCTCACCGCAATGCGGGCACTTGACAAAGAAGCGACGTTGATCACTTCGTTCGTACCAGTCGTCAATCTTCGACGCGCCTTTGATGGTCGGCGTGCTGACAAGAATGATCTTTCGGTTTCCGAAGTTCTGAGTTCGCTGAATGGCAAGCTTCAGAGGGTCCCCTTCTTTCGTCACGCCGTAGCGGTCCACTTCGTCACAAAGCAGGACGCGAATCGGACGGGACGCAAGCCCCGCCGGCGAGTTCGCACCGACAAGGGCAAGGTAGCCACCGGGGAAGTGCTTCATGCGAATTGTCGTGCTTGACTTTTTCGCGGAACCGCGACCGTCCTTTCCTTCTTCGAGCTTGCCTTGCAAGCCTGGAGAGTTCTGGAACATGGGCTCGATGCGCTCCTTCGAGAACGCCTCGGCCATTTCAACGGTCGGCTGTAGCATAAGCTGAGGCGCGGGCTCCTGATCGGCGTAGTAGCCCATGATGTTCAGGAGCATCTCCGACTTGCCGAGCTGAGACGAGCAACACATGACGACGATTTCCGTGCGTCGATCCGTTGCTGAATCCATCGGCTCCTGTAGGTAGGGAGTTCGACTTGTGCGCCAAGAGCCGGCTTCTGGAGAAGTACCAGACGCAACAACGCGGAACTTGTCGGCCCACTGGCTCCCAGTCAAACGAGAGATCGGGCGACAGGCTTGCGCCCACGCCTTGGCCCAAATGCCCATGTCATCACTCCTTTGCGAAGCGCGAGTCGTTGATTGTTTTCAGAAGGTCGCGGAAGATGTCTTCAAGGACTTCTTCAGCTTCGCGCTGCGTCCGATTTTCAAGCAGCGCGGAATAACGTGTCGGCGCGGAGATCGCGAAGTTTCGGAGCATTGCTGCCGCCTCTCTCGCGTCCGCCTCAACATCGGCAACCGCTACGTACTCGCCCTTGAGCTTCTTGTATTCGAGGTCCTTGATTTTTGCGGTTGCGACCTCTTTGGCGACGCGCGCCTTGTTGAACGCCTCATTGAGATTCATCGCAGAAGCGATCTGCTTGTCGTCATCGTCGTCGCCCATGAACACGTCCGCAGTCTTTCTCGACGTGCGGCGGCTCGCCTTTTTTTGTTCTTCAGACTTGACCAGAGCCTTGAAGGCTTTAATACCTTCTTTCAACGGAATCTTTCCGTCGACGAGAGGCAGCTCGCCAGTCTTGC